AGTCCGTCCATGATAGAACGGCGCTTAAAGGAGCTCAACGTAGCCACAGAAATTAAAGAAGCTAGGATAGGTAGGTACTTTAACGCAATTATGGCTAGTGGGTTTTATGATAATGCTACATCAGTCTTAGTTTCTGCTCTAATTACTTATTATAAAGCTCTATTCTATGAAAAGAATACCTACACGACTTATGACATAGTTATAGGGTACGCGGTAGCTAACGGCATTAAGCGTAACGACGCCTATGAGACTATGATTGAATTGCGCAAGTATTTAGTTGATACTACAAAGCAAATGGGATGTCCTGAAGTGTCAGAATATTTGCTTGAACTGGCGGGTAGACTCTCACAATGGGTGTCTGATAGTCAGAGAGCAATGGCAGCTCTTACTGCTCAAGGACGCCAGTTTAATGAGTCGGATTACGTGTTAGTAATGCCAGTACAAATATGGGAGATGTATTCTTATGACGATGGTCATTCTCAAAGCGGCTTGCAGTTTGGTAGTCACTTTGGTTTTAAGAGTAATCGGTTTTTAAGGGATCCTATAATGGTACAGACTAGTTCACTAGATTTGCGTGTTCTAGTCGCTGGTGATTATCAAATACCTCTGAATGACGCTGCTGTCGATTCAGTTGCAAATAGGAAGGGTTACCTCAATTGCTCTGGTATGACAAGAGATGAAATCAAAATATTGAATAAAATACTATCTGGGAATAAAAGGACCAGCCCTTTTCTCATTGACCAGGATCTAGATTTAGAAATTGGTGAGCAAGAAGTATACGCTTATCACGTAAACCCTATTGATGCGCAAGCGGGCTTGACTTATTCTAGTACTATGGTAAAAACCTTAATCAATAAGTTAGTTATGAATCATAGATACTATGAAGACTTATTATGTGCACAGAACTACCTTGTTAACTGGCTTGCACACCCAGCAACAGAGACGGTCGAGGCACATTGGTGGACTGGGTTACACAGAACGCTCAGTCTACCTAAAGTGGGTTTGAAAAGAGCAGTGTTCCCATTCCTTATGGAAGGTGAGGCTGTTTGCCTTAGTGCTGATGCGTTAACAGCGTATCAGAAGGCTGAAGCGTACAGTGAATCCTCTTTATGTACCTCTTTACTACGAAACACGGCTTGGTATTGGGGTGAGTATTTATTCAAGATAAATAAGAAAAATTCCCTGGAGCTTTTGAGGTCATTAGCTTACCCAGATGACACAGCCATTGAAACATTTAATCGTGAACCTGTTATAGTTTCAGCTGTATTAGGAGAAAAAGTTACAGTGCCTATATACTCACAAACTGGCACGTATTTGACCACTGGCATCTCAGTGAACCATAAAAACCGGGTGATGTATGGTCGAATCAATAATGATCACATGGCTGACTACGGGTATGAGGAACGGAATAACAGCCTAATCTTCAACAACATAGTGATCCCAGGTTGCGCTGCCTTAGTGGTAGGCAGGTCTGGGAGCTTGTTGAGTAATACACCATATGCATCAAGCTTTTTATTGTGTGGACCTGAGCGGGCCAGGAACAATTTGAGGTTTGACCTCTCTTATGAGTTTTTTGATTTATGGGCATTAGGAGTAGTTAACAGGTGGCAAGGGTTTGATGTTCATTATTTAAGCACTTCTTCTAACAGTG